GGGGGTCACGGCCAGTTACGCTCATATAATCTTCCATCCAAGCAGTTGGATGGCTAGTAGATTTAACGCTTTTACCTTGGGGTGTAACGCTACCCCAATGTTGCATTTCTCTATCAAACTCGTAATCTTGCGGACGCATCCCTGATTTCCACGCTGCGCGGTAATTGTATTCTGGTGAGTTTAAGTCAGGCGGCCCACCAAATTTTTTGATGAATTGGGCATACCAAGGGGTTTGCCGAATGCCTGTTTGAAACGCTTTTTCGTCGGCAGCAGTCCAAGTGCCTAACTCCGCTTCAGGCGCAATAGAATAATCTGGCGTAAGGCGCAAACCTTGAGCCAGTTTATTCTTGCTTGGTGGCGCTAAAGCGTTAGGCATACTTAGAAGTTCCCGGCGTAGATGTTGTACCGCTGATGCGTTGCAACCAACGAGTAAGGCATCGACATCACGTCGTCTGGGTTGTTGATGCGCTTCAGATTACGCTTGGACGTCATGGCAATCCGTACAACCTGCGGCATGGGTTCAACACCAAACTCGTTGGCTATTTCCATCGCCAAGTTGTACTTGAACGCACGCAGATAGCCTGGCGGGAACGACAGCACGGTGTTCAAAGTTGCGGGTTTATCCAGCTGCTGCACCGACACAAAATGCCACTCCAGCAAGCGTGTGGGCTTGGGGTAGATCGTCATGGTGATGTCTGGGAACGTGTTGTTCACAAACATGACCTGAGGGTAAGTGCTGGTAACTGTCTTGACCGCAATGCCGTCGTACTGCTGCTGGTTAATCAGCTTGATGCCGTAAGACACGTTGGTCTGCGGATCGCGGAAGTACGTCGCGTCGTCAATCAGAATAGGCCGGTTACCAACAAAGTCGCCGGTCGGCCCGAGCGTGCGAGTGATAGTGTCAGTTGGCCAGTTAAACACCTGATCTTCGGTGCAAAACACGGCTAGGCGCTCAGTATTCCACGAATCAATCATCTGATTCATGGCGGTCAATGCGTCTTGCGCTGCCTGCGGGGATGGCTCTTCACCTTCAGCCAGCTGGCCTATGAGCCGGAGCGACGCTTTGATCTGGTCGAAGGCGGTTGCCATTTACACTCCTTTAAGCTGCCGCCTCTACAGTGGTGCGGCTACGACGACGTTTAACTTCCAGTTCATTGGCTGGTGCCGCCGCTTCAGGAGCTGAAGGCGTGTCGGGATTATAGCGTTCCCAGCCGTTTTGTTCATCAAATTCTGCCTCCATCTCCATATTGGCGATTTTGGTTCCGTGAACAGAGTGCTGTAAGTAAATAATAGGCATGTAGAAACAGGGCGGCTTTCGCCGCCCCGCCTGCTTAGTTAGAAGCGATTAGATTCAGTGACTCCAAGCGTGCTTCTACTTGGGCCAGCCGAGTCTGCAGGTTAGCAATTACTGACAACACGGTATTGCCTTCATCTTTGGTCGCAAAACCAAAAGGTGTGGTTTGAGTGAGGTCTTGAATTGCATAGTCCGGCGTACCGGGAGCCGTACTGGTGATCGTAGTCAACTGAGCGGTCAACGCGGCGGGTTGAGTCACCGGCGTTGCGCCATAAAAGCCTACGGTGCCACCTGACGTACCGATAACCGCACCGTCCAGTTGCTGATCTTCATAAGCAACACCAATCGGTTTGGTATTAGGCATGATAGCTCCTTAGATTAAGAGATACGGTACAGCGTCCAAGAGCCGTCGCCGGTCTTGCGAGCGCGGAAGTGGCCTGAAGTGCCTTCAGTCACCGCCATAGCACCCACCAGAGTCCAGCCAGTAGCCGTAGCAACCGTTACGTCGTCAGTACCGGCATCGATATTGATAACGTAGAAGTCAAATGCTGCGTTGACTTTAGCTGCGCTAGAAATGCCTGCTTCCAGATCAGCAACGGTTGGCAGAGTCAGATTGCCAGCAGTGCCGTTGAAAGTGAACAGACCGTTTGCAATTTGAGCTGCAGTAGCAGTCGCTGCTGCAGTCAATGCAGTCGGGGCGCCCTGAACAAACAGTTGGGCTTCGCCGACATTACCATCACCAAGCTGGTAACCACCAGCGCCATTAGGAAGTGCCATGATAAGTATCCTTAAAAAATGTTGTTAATGGGGGCCGAAGCCCCCACCAA